AATTCAGCTTCAGCATCAATGTTGTGGAACGCCGCAACGTCCTGAGCTAATTCAGGAGACCATTGAGCTCTTAATTTTCTTTCTGTAACTGAAACAGTAACTGATTCAAGGTCAAAAGAAACTTCACCAATTTGGTCTTCAAATTCTAACTCTTTATACAATCTATAAACCGCGATAAACGCACCGTTATCATTAGTGTTAGATGAGAAAGTAGAACCTGTATAACCATCCATAGATGAATCACCACAAGTAATACAAACTGGTGCTTGTAAGTCAAGTTCTAAGAATATGAAACCAGCAGCATCACATACGTTGTAATATGAACCACCTGAGTTAGCATTGTAACCTGCAGGACCATTAGGGTAGTTAACAGTAACATTACTACCATATTGTACAATACCTTTACCATATCTTTGAGTTACAACTCTGAATAAGTAAGGGTTAGTTGTGTTAGCTGAAGTATATTGGTTAGCTGTAACACCAAAGATGTTCAAACCTGACAAAAATTCTTCAGTATCCATTGTATTACCATTAGGACCAATCAACTGACCAGCACCAGCGTTAGAGAATCCACTCATAACAATGATTACTTTTCTGTAGTTATCTAATGGATAAGCTTGTGGTAATAAATAACCAGCATTAGACCAAGCGTAAGTTACTGTACCAGCAGTTACTGCCGTCCACTGACCTTTTGAATAGTCAAACAAACCAGGAGGGTTTAAACCAGCTTCATTACCTTCGTAGAATAAATCATACAAATCTTTGTTGTAAATTGGGTTAAATGAACCAGAACCTGTATTATAACCAGCGTCAGGATTACCTTGGTAGTTTCCTGGAGAACCTATTGGTGCGTAGTGTGAACCACTATTTCCAAAGTAACCATCTGTTGATGTACCACCAGAATAACCTTGAATTTTAGGTACGAAGTAGAACAATTTACCGATTGGTAAGTTCATTGCTTGTACAGACACGATGTCGTTAGCTAATAATTTAGAGAATACTCTTCTCACGATTGGGAAAACAACTGTTTCAAAAGAACCGCTATCAGAAGTTGAAGAAGCCTCATTGATTAAGAAAGAAGCTTGGTTTTCGTATAACTGAGCTACGTTTTCTTTCATATGACCTTTTAAACCTTCCAAAAAGCCAAGTTTATCCCATTTGTTGATTGTGTCTTCTTTGATAACCTTAAGGTGTTTTAAACCAATGTTACCAACAAGACCGCTTTCTAATAATGCACCCATTTTAGTATTTTTTTTGTTTTTAAGTTTTATTTATTTTTATTTTTGTATTTTTTGCATGATATCCTTCATTCTTAAGAATTGTGGATTTTCATAAGTTTTTGACTCAATTAAGTTTTGTGAAGAACCTGATGCTGGTGATTTACCAATTTTTTCCATAGATTCTGTAACTACGTTTTGAGTCGTTGTATTTAATTCATTTTTAATTGATGAATACAATGATTTTGATTCTTTTAATGATTCAACATCATCAAATCTTCTTAAGATATTAATCTTCTCTTGTTTTGTTGTTGTATGTTCTGTGAACAATCTTGTTGCGTAAGCCAAGTTTGAATTAAACACAGCAACTTCATTTAATTTTTCTCTGAAAATATTAAGTGCTTTTCTGTATTCTTCATTCTTCTCTCTCAATCTTTCAACTTCTTCAGCAAGAGCTTGATTTGGAATTACTTTCATTTTAGGTAAACCTTTTCTTTCAGCGTAATTTCTAGTTCCATTACCTAATGTTCTAGCAGCTTCTTTAGTTTCCTCTTTTTCGTAATCTTTGTAATGACCATCTTTTTCACCAGCTTTCTTTTCAACACCATCAACATCCTTACGTCTGTATTCGTGTTTTTTAGAACCATACTTTTCTTTCATTTCAGTCTCAGTGTATTCAAACTTCTTAGGTTTTAAATTCATACCAACTCCTTTAGCTTTACCTTTTGGTTCAATAGCCGCTTCTTTGGTTTCCATTTTTCTACCTTCTTTATATTCAAATTTAGCACTTCCAGTTTTAACACCTTTACCTACTACAGGTTTACTCATCATTGACCCTTCTTTAGTTTCCATTTTTTTAACTTTGTTAGTTAAAGAGGATTTAGTTAATTTACCCATAACTGGTTTAATTGTCATTTTACTTTCAGACACGTTATCATCATCATCATCACTATCATCATCTTCTTCCATTTCTATTTCATACACTACTTCATCCATTTGTTCTTCTTCCATGTACTCTTCTTCCATGTACTCTTCTTCCATTTGTTCTTTACCAAAAATGTCTTGAATTATCGCATTTAAATCATCGTCATCTAATTCAGCTTCATCCATTTGTTCTTCGTCCATGTACTCTTCTTCCATGTACTCTTCTTCCATTTCAACTTCGTCCATGTAACTTTCAGTTTGAATAATGTATTCAACATCTTCATCTTCATCGTTTAAAGTAATGTGGTTACCATCTTGTTTAACAATGATACCATCTTCATCACTCATAGATTTGAAAACCTTTAAGATTTCATCATCAGACGCATTTGTAAGGTCAATTGGTAGTGTATCATCAGAATCCATATCAAAGTCCATATCAAATTCATCTTCCGATTCATCATCGTCAGAATCCATATCAATGTCCATTTCAACATCATCCATGTTTTCATCATCAGAATCCATATCAATATCCATGTCTAAATCATCTTCCGATTGTTCATCCATTTCAACTTCTTTTGATTCTTTTTCAGTCTCGTTTTTCAAAGACTCTTTTACTAATTCTGAGATTTCTTCCTTCATTGTAGAAGCAAGTATTCCTTTTGCATTTTCGGCGACTACTTGTTCCAAATTTTTCATTTGTAGTAGTGCTTCCTCAACTAACGACTTTTTTTCTGTCATATTATTATAGAATAATTTAACATATAAATATATCCATATGTCAAAAAATTCTATTTGGGCTTAGTAAAAACCCTAAATAAATAAAAAACCCCTCGGTTAGGAGGGGTTTTTATTAATCTTCAATAACTTCGTCTATTTTACTTTCGGAGACCGCTGTGATTCTCCAATCATGTTGGAACCCAGTATATCGGGATGTTACCTTGGCTTCAACATCAGTTACAGAGTAACCTTTAACCAATTTTTCCTCTCGGATTTTCTTTAATTTACCTGTGTTTTCGTCAGGTAAATCGTACTGTACTTTTGCTACAAAATATTTTTCGTCCATGTTTTTTAAATTATCTGTCCAAATAATGGTTTAATTTTTTCAATAAGTCAATAGAGCGATTCATTTTTGTTCCACTTTGTTGTTCTATTGGTGACATTCTTGAAACTTTTTCTTCTTCCAAATTTTCTTCAAACTTGATTCTATCATCAGGGTTTGTAAACAAATACGCTCCTGGTGTAGATGGTGAAGATACCAAATCAAAACAAATTAATTCAAAATCATCTTGTACTTCATTCTGTTCACCAGTCTTTTTTAAAGAACCAACACCACGTGAAGATATACCCAAAGTAACACCTTGTCTTAGCAAGTTTGCTGCTTGGTCACCCTTTGTAGATACAATACCTCTCTCATGGAATCCTGGTGATGTTAGAAGACGTAACTTACCCATAAGGATATGTCCGTCCCACCATATATCATTAATGATGTGAGACACACGGTCAAGGTCAATTAATGATGATTCAGGGTGATTTAATTCTGAAAGAGATGTTCCTTTTTCAATCATCTTTTTATAATTTTCAGATTCACGTTTTAAAATTCTTTCAGGGTACACTCTCCCATTACGGTTTGGTGTATTGTATTTTTGAAGTACGGCATAGAATTCAAAAGGTTTTGAATAATCCAAGAAATTCTTGTGATTTTCCTCAAGCATCTTTTTATTAAATTCATGAGATGGTGACACATATCCTGCATCCATTTCAATCAATATTCCTTTACCTGTCTCGGTAGGTCCTAATATTTTCATACGTATGTTTTAGTAATAAATACTAGGATGCATCTTCTTTGTTCTTTTTAGATAGTGTAAAATCAAAATACTCGTTCTTTTTAAAGTTTTCAATATAAATTTCTTTGGCAATTCTTTTCAATTTATCTTTAAGAATCGTATCTTTGAAATCAACTTCTTGTGATAAAAATAGGGTGATTTCCAAATTCATAAAACTTTTCTTACCATAAACAATTCCGCTAGTTCTTAAATCCAAATCAACGATATAATTGTCTTTAAAAAATGTCGGGTCTAATATTTCAAATATTGTATGCTTTATCTGTCTACCAAAATTTGATACTATTCTTTCCCAATTGTCATAACTTTGTTTTGGTGAAACCCAACTCTGTAGATTAAGATAAACTGATTTAAAATTTTTGGAATCAACTGTTCCATAACTCACTTTTGAATTGTTGAATCCTACAATTCGTGATGTTTTTCCTTTTTTCATTAATATTCATGTGTATAAATTGTTTATTGTTAGTAAAAAAATAATCTAATTTGTTTCTATTGTCAAATTTTAACCAACTTTGTATTATTTACTATAATATGTTAAAAGTAAAAATAGACGCAAAAACTCCTTTAGAAAAAGCCTTAAAACAATTAAAAGGAAAGGTAATTAAAACCAAGCAAAATGAAAAGTTAAGAGAAAGACTTCAGTATGAAAAACCATCTGTTACACGTAGAGCACAAAAATTAAAGGCTCAATACGTTGAATCTCAAAAACCTAAAGATTAATTAATATTATTATACAAATTGTATAATTTTACATAATTAATTTTAGAAAACTCTTCACCTTTGATTTGGTTAATAGTTTCCTGTAATTTTTTTATTGTAATATCATCCATAGATTCATTGATATTACTTAAAGAGTGAATTGTTTTTACTTTTAAATCTTCAAACTCTTTTGACAATTCCACATCTTCAGTCATTAATACTTTAGATAAATCCCTTTTAGAATCTTCATCTAAATTTTCAATATAAGAACTAATTTCTCTATTGGCAATATTCATCAAAGTCTCCATTGGTAATTGTATTGCAGTTTTAACTTCAGTAGTCTCACTTAAATTTTTTATAAGAGTTTTTCTACTTTCAACATTCTCCATAATTTTATCAGAAGAGTTGTAAATTAAATTGTCAATATCTTTGTAGTTATTTTCACTTACAACATCTTTAACCCAATATTCAATTTTTTGTGTATTTAATTTTGGTAGAAGTTTTTCTACTTGTCTTAAAGATTCATTGATGTAAGCCTCGGCTAAAGTTTTATCATAACCATTTTTCTTGGATAATTCAGTATAAATATAAAACATTGTACTGGCGTTTTTATTTTCCAACACCAATTTTTTGAAGTTTCTTAACTCCAATTTTGTAGTTTCATTCACATAAGAATTAATCATTAATCCTTCTATTTTGCTAAGTAATTGTCCAAATTTCATATCAATAAATATATCAATCTAATAGTTTTCCTAATTGTTCTTCAATTAGTCCTAATGAACGTTTTCCTTTTTCTAAATCAACTTCATCAACACCATACAAATTATCACGTTCTAAAATGATGTTCATGTTCTTTTTAACCGATTCCGGTGTAACCGCAGTTTCACCTCCTGCTGGTGGTGTTTCACCTCCTGCTGGTGGTGCTCCACCTAAGTCAGCTCCAAATCCACCCATATCACCTCCTTCTGCCGGTGGTGTTTCTGTGGTTCCTGTTGCTGCTCCACCATTACCATATAACTTGTCAATATTATCAAATAATCCTGTTCTTGTTATAACATTAGCAGTATTGGCGATTTCAGCGGCAACTGCTTTTTCAACTCTTTGTTGTTGTAAATCAAGTTTAATATCTTCATCAGAGAAACCAAGAATATGTTTCTTAGCCCAAGTTTGTGATGTTGGAGCAATACCTTCAACAGGTGCAACAGCATCTTTATATAACAACATTTTTTCTTTCCAAACATCTATTGTTAACAAGTCAGCTTGTTTAGATGGGTTTGTCAAACTTAATTGGAATGAATTCAATTCATCTTCAAACCCCAATAAGAATAAGTGAATGATTGCGATTTTGTTAAGTTCTGCAACCATAGATTTTTGAATTCTATTGATTGTTCTTGCAAAACGAATGTCTTGTAATGATAAATTTCTACCATCCCCAACAACTTCTTCAAATCCTAAAAATGCTTTTGGAATTCTTAAAGCTGTTAAAAGTTTCTTTTGAATATATTCAATATCGGCAATTTCAGACAAGTTTGTTGCTCCTGGTAAAGTTTCAATTGGGTTTGGAGCTGCTGGGTCTCTTACAGGTATAAAGAAATCTTGGTCAACCGCCATTTGGTTGAATCTCATATCTACGTTTCCTGTTTGTGGGTCAGTGACTTGGTCTTTCTTAAATTGTTGTGCAAATCTTTGTACGTATGGTTGAATGTCTGCATCATCCATGTTACCAACGAATACTTTAAATACACGTCTTTCAGGTGCTCTTGATGTTCTATAAACTAACATCGCATCTTCAGCAAGAATTAATTGTTTCCAAATACGTCTTGCTTTTTCCAACATGGCAGTACCATATGGAAGTTTTCTATCATCGCCCAATAATCTAAAGTGAGCAACTTCCCAAGTATTAAATTCTAAGTTTTTGTTTTTCCAAGTAAAAGTTAAACTTTTGGCA